AACCCGATTGGTGTCGGCGCGACTGTGAGGTCGTGCTCCGAAAAGTCGCTGGTTGATGTCGTTCAGCCAGCAAGACGCTGTGAGGCAGGATTGAGTTGCGTCAGCAACAATCTGTTCGCCTCTAGGGCAGTCTTCAGGTCTTGGACGCCTCCGCCCAAGATCCTTCAAAATCATCTTTGCTCGCTGCTGCCGGCTTATCCGGTAGTCGCGAGCCAGACCTGACACCCTCTGCGGCTGCCAGCGCCGGGTCTTCGACCTGGATGGCTGGCGCCTCGGGCGTCTGCGAGGCCTTGAACTTCTTCATCATCGCAATCACCCTCTTGGCGTCGCCGCCGGAGATGACGCTCTTGGTTTCCTCGTCTGCAGCTTCGGCGAACTTGGCGAACTCAGGGGTCTTCGTCTGCTCAAAAAAGTCCGGCACCGCTTTGCAGATGGCCTCGAAGTGCAGTCTCTCATTCACGTCTGCAATCTGCGAGGTGATCTCTTTGACCTCTGCGCCGACCTTACTCATGCCATCAGCGGTAGCCTTGCTGGCTATCTCTGCGGCCTTGCTGGCTACGACGACTGAGATCATCTTGACAAAATCTTCGCCAAAATCCTCAGTCAGCTGCTTCATGGCCTCGTCAGATGACAGTGACCCGGCCTGTAATTGCTCTACCACATCGGCGGCAGCTTGCGCGTTATCGGCGCCTGCATCCTGCCCCGCGATCACGGCGGCGAGCTGGTCTGCGGCTGTATCGTCCTTGGCTTTGGATTGGGCCGACAATGTATCGAGCTGCTCCTGCATCTTGCGCATGCGCCCCTCGTGGGTACGTTTGCTCTGGATCTGGGCTGCCGTCATGCCGGCCTCTTCGTCGGGTGCCACAGCCTCGACCGGGGCCCCAGCAACAGCTGCCTCACCGCCCTCATTCTGTACCGCGACGGGTTGTGCATCGCCGGCTCCAGCCTCGATCTGTGCGGTTCCAGCACCCTCCTCTTCACCCTCTACCTTGGCGACGGCTTCCTCCAGCGCTGGTGTAGAGATGCCCATGGCCTCATCGTCGCTGGTGGACTGACTCGCGCCGGCCACCTCGTTGAATGCATTTGTGTATTCATCCGGCAACAGTTCTGTATCGTCTTGCTTGTTTGCGCTCATCGGTTTTCCTTTCGATGACGTGGCTGCTCATGGCGCCGCGTCATAAATCCTGTCCTCACAGGTGTTAATGAAGCCTCACACTCGTCCGTTTGTTTTTACCGTGCCGGTGACCACTCCGCGCAACTCCTCCAGCTGAGACACGCGGCCCTGCAGCTTGTGCAGGTCATTGGCGCTGACCGATTTCAGGTCCTCCACCAGCATCTCGATCAGCGCATCGATGTGCCTGGCGTACAGCTGGGCCAGCTCTGACGCGGCGTGGTTCGAGACCGACGTGGCGCACGCGTTCAGGTGATTAAGCTGCTGCGCGTGTGTGCTCATGCGTTCTCGATGTCGTCGGTGTTCATACCGGATCGGCGGCCGACCATGCCGGTCTGTGGGTCAGGTGTCATTTGGCCCGGGCTTGGCAGTTCATCGGTGTTGGCCGGGGCTGGCACGTCAGGCTGCACGTCACCGCCGTCGGCGCCGTCCGTCGGCAGCGGCATGCCCTGCTCATCCTGCGGCTGTCCGTTGGCTTCCTCCTGTTGCTGGGCCAGCATGGCGGCCTCGGCCAGGTCTCCGGCTGGCGCATCGTCACCGCGCGGCTCAACCTCGAAGCGTTGGCCACGGTTCATCAGCGCGTTGGTGCCAGGGTCTTCCTGCACCGGTGGTCCGTTCAGTGACGCAATCGCCGGGTCACCGTTGATGTCCTTGAAGCCAGAGCTGCGCAGAATCTCGTCGCCAGCTGGTGCGATGGTTGGCCTGGATGTGGCGACGCCGCCAGCCTGCAGCGCAGCAAACACCGCCTCGACCCGCGTGCTGACCGTGTTGGCGACAATCTGGTCGATGTTGGCCAGGGTCTCCTTGACCTTCGCCGTCAGCACCTGCGCCTGGACGGCAGACTCCTCGGCCCGCTTGTTGGCCAGGGCTGCATCGCTGGTGAGCTTGCCGACCTTGGCCTGCTGCTCGGCCAGCTGAGCCGCCTGCATCTCCATGGCCATCTGCTGCTGACGCTGGGCTGCTTCGCCCTCAGACTCCGCCTTGACCTCGTCCTCGGTCATGACCACGTCGGTCAGCTCCAGCGCCTCGGCCCGGGCCTGCATCAGCTTGTGGCGCTTGATGAACTTGCCATCCTCTGGGTTCATCGTGAGCTGCGCAAACTCATTGAGCTGGCGCGACCGGACCTCCTTGGCCACCAGGCTGGCGCTGCCGCGGGCGTACACGTCGAAGTCACCCTTGATGGAATCCTTCGGATTGAACTTCATGTTCCAGTGGTACAGGCCCTGCAGGAACGGCACCGTGACACCCTCGTCATAGCCGGTGATCAGGTCCTTGATGACGATGTTCACCGCGCCCATGAGCATGGACAGGCCGCTCGATGTGCCGGCTGCACCGTCGGTGGCATTCTCACCGGTAACGTAGCGTGGAATCGCAGACACCTCGTCAGCATTTTTGTCGAACTGGTTGACGATGCGCTGCAGGTCCTCCAGGTGGTTCGGCACCTCGATTACCTTGACGGCCGGGCCCGAGTTGGCGTCGGCCTTCTTGCGCAGGAAGACCTTCCAGGCGCGGATGTCATTCGGGTCCTCGCCGGCTGCCAGCAAGTCAGCCACCACCTCCAGCATTGGCCCTGAAGTGATGGCAGCGTTATCAAGGATCATGCGGGTTGTCGCGTTGATCATCGTCTGGTCGTCACGCATGATGGACGACAGTCCCTCGCCAAAGATCGATGTCTCGTCCTTGTCGAAGTAGTACAGGTGGTACGGCCAGGTCACGCCATCGATGGGCTGCAGCACCGCCTTGATGATCGTGCCATCAGGCAGCAGCCAGACGTTGCAGAAGAAGGACTCCTGCTCGCGGTCTGGCGGCACTTCGACACCGTTCTCCTTGAGCTTGCATCCTTTGACATAACCCCATCGCTCCAGCACCTCGTACTGGCCGGTGATGTCACCCTGCTTGCTGGTTCGCTCGCCCAGCGCCTGCAGCTGCACCTCGTGGTCGCGGCGTGTGGTGCAGCCATCCGGGTTGGCCAGCAGGTGATCCAGAATCCGCTTCCGGTTAAAGCTCGACCGCTCGGCCAGCGCATACAGCTGACTCGGCGTCATGTTGTGCAGCTCGTAGATGAACTGGCACTGATCCAGCGTCGTGGCGCTCATGTCCGGGTAGAAGCGCCAGAGCGGCACGTAATCCACAAACGGCACGGGGTAGCGCTCAGAGTACGGTGCCCACTTGGTCCTGCCGGTCGGCTGCTTTTCAGCATCCAGCACTGGCTGCCTGCGGAATCGGGTTCGCACGCGCATCTCGACCAGCGGACCCTTCAGTACGCCAGTGCCATACAAGTGGCCAGAGTGCAGAACCAGCAGCGCCTGCTGCTTGTAGCGCGCCTCCACCAGCTGGTCGTCAATCACCTTGCTCATCTCACGGGCGGCCTCTTTGACCTGTGCCATGATCAGATCATCAACCAACTTATCCGGTGGTCGCGCAACATTTTGTTGCTGCATAGGCCGAGCTTGAGGACCTGGCGCTGCTGGCTGCGAGCCGTCTGGCGCTGGCCCGGCCTGCTGAGCCTGTGCTTGCGCCTGGGCCTGCATCATCTGCTGCGCGGCCTGCATCAGCTGGTCGACAATAACCTGGCGATCATCCTTGCTGACGTTCGGCACCGGTGTCGGCTCGATGTTCCAGTTCTTGTCGTTGCCTGCAGGGAAGAGCAAGTCACCGACCCGGCTGTCCACCGTCTTGACCTTGACCCGGGTCTTGCGCACAAACGACTTCGAGCGGTTGCCCATCTTCGTTTCTTCTTCTGGCTCGTACTTGCCCTTGTACTGGCGCAGGTCGGTCAGCCATCGGTCCTCGGTCGGCTGGCGGTCCATCTCGGCCTTCTGAAACTCGGCGATGAAGTTCGACCCCAGGCCGTCCATCAGCTGCTCAGTTGGCTTGTCGCTGAACGCGCGCTCGGCGCTGGCGACGTACTCTTTGGGGTAGGGAGCCGGGATGGCCTCGTCAGTGGGGGTGGCGCGGTCGTAAGTCATGGTTTGGGTCCGTTTTCTTTGAAGGCCTCGGCAAACTCTTTCTGGAGCTGCTCACTCGATGCGCGGGATTGATCTTGCAGGGCCTTGATGCGCTTGTCCCTGGCGACGTCAGCCTGCGCTTGGCTGTCTGGCTTGTCGTCTATAGCCCACTGGGCTGCGAAGTCTGGCTCCCTGTTCATGACACCGACTCCCAGATGGCCCTGACCACGCGCCGGTGCACGCCGCAAAACTCTCGCCAGCACTCGGAGACAGACACGGCCAGTTCGCTGGCGTGGTAGTCCTTCATCAGCAGTGCGCAGGCCAGTGCCACCACCAGGTTGAAGGCGTACATCAATGGCGCCAGAACCAGAAAGGTCAAGGCATAAAGCAGGTAAGTGGCGAACACCTTGAAAAAGATGCCGAAGATTTTTGTCATGGGGTCTTTCAGTAGCCCGCGGTCGTCGCGGATTTGCTGTTTCGGGATCGTCCAGGGTCAACGGTGCGGGCTTGCACAGGCTCGGCAAAGGTCAGTGCCAGGGCGTCGCCGCCGTCCGGGCTGCGTATCTGGCGCTTGGCCATTTGCTTCTTGCTCTCGAGCTGCTTCTTGCTGTGCGAGTTTTCGATCGGCTGTGGCGCGCAAAGGTCAGAAATTAATTGCGACTCGTTTGGTATGCGGGTCGGCTGGTCGTCAAACCACTTCTTCATGAGCCACCACATCTCGGCGCGCTTGTTCAGGTAGATCTCGGGCTCACTCGCCTGGTTGGCAAAGTTGACGCCGATCACCGGTATGTTCAGCTCGTCCAGTCGATCCACGATGCCGACACCCAGTCCACCCTTGTCCACAAACATCGCGGCCGGGTACAGTCGCTGGCCGTTGACCTCGACACCCTCAGTCCAATAGGCGGCCAGGCGGCCGGCAATCTGCATGGTGTTTAGGCTGTCGTGGTACTCGATCCGGAAGCAGGTTCGGCCGCAGCGGAAGGCGATGGCGGTGCGGTCGCTCTTCTTCTGTCCATCACCAGCCGGGTCGGTGCCGATCACCAGCGGCGCATTCAGGTCCAGGTAGTGGCTATTGACTGCAGCCATGACATCTGTCGGGCTGATCAACGGGTTCATCGTCGACGTCTTGAACGCCAGCGCAGCGGTCGCCGGGTACTCCTGGTCAAACAACCACTCAAAGCCCTTGCCGTACTCAGCGATCTTGTTCGCACGCCACTGCATCTGAGCCAGGTCCAGGCCGCCGTAGGCAGCGCGGTACTTCTCATCCTCTTTACTCAGCCGGAAGTTGGGCGTCGGGTCGGTGCGGTATTCGTCTTGCCAGAACCACGGCACGAAGATGGCCATGTACTCGCTGACGTTGCCGTCCTCATCGACTCCGGCTTCTGCGGCCTGCCACATCAAATGGAAAGCATTCCCCAGGCCATTGGCCGTGGACTCGAGAATGATCTCTGTACCCTCACCCAGTGCGCCGGACGGGATGGTGTTGCCGATGCCGGCCAGGTGACTCTGAGCGTTGGCCCAGAATCCAAACTCGCTGCCATGCAGGACGCGCGCCGTATTCGAGCGGCCCACATCTTTCGACCCCGCCGTCGCGAGCTTGTAGCCCGAGTCCAGCTTGCCGAAGATCAACTCCTGCGCGTTGGACGCACGGACCGATGGCGCCAGCGGGTTGTGGTCGTGGTATCGCTTGACCATTTTGAACAAGTTGGTCGTCGCCTTGTCCTCATGCGCCACGATGAATGCGCCCTCGCCCGGGTTCATAGACGTCCGGTGGTAGTAGCGCGCCGCGATGTATGTGCTGGCGCCCTGCTGACGTGACTTCAGGATCAGCGCGCGGATGTATCCGAGCTTTTCCTTCTGGGCCTCAAGCCTGGCATGGATGTATCGCTGCGCCCGGTTCCAGATGAAGGGCACCGGTGCGCCGCCAGCCTTGGGCAAGACCTTGAGACAGGTCGAGCAGTAGCTCTCCAGATCACTCTGAAGATGCAGCAGCCCACGCTCAACGTCTGTGAGCCCAGCGACTTCAGCCAACCGACTGGTCCTTCAGCTTGCGACCGATGCCGGCCAGGACATCCTCGATACCGCCCTTGGAGTCGTCTGCGGTGTCGATGTTGAAAGCCTCGCGCTCACCCTTGCGAACCTTCTCGTCGATCTCGGTCAGCTTCTTGACGTCATCGATGCGGCCGGACACTGAGATCACCTTGCGGTACAACTCATTGAGCTTGTCCTTGCGCCATGTTCCGTTCTGGTCTGGGCCTGACTCATCCAACAGCTCACCCAGTTGCTCAAACAGCGGCACGTTGTCAGTCATGACCTCAATCTCGCCCACCAGCTTGTCTCGCAGGCCGCCCAGGCGCTTCAGTCCCGAGCGGTGACCAATGATCACGTCGGCCCTCATCTTGGCCTCAACTGCTACGCATTGAGCTTCGGTGCGTAGGGAGTGCGTAGCCTCGTGCGAAATCAGCAGGGCTTCCGTTGCCAGCTGAACTCTTTTCTTCAGGTCTCGGGTCCACTCACCCTTCTTCGCTTTCAGCCTGATAGCACCCTCGGTGACACCGAAGAACTCACCTATGCTGCGCAGTGACTCCGAGCCTGCGCGGTAACGCATCTGGATTGCTTCCCAGTCGACCGACTTGCGGGGCTTGGCTGGCTTGGCCAGGGTCTTCTTGGTCGTCATGCTTTCGCCGCCCTCCCTGCGGGTAACCACTTGGCGGCCACAATCCCGTCTTGCTTCAAAGGGTCGCCCGGCATGTCGCCTGGCGCAATAAATGTCCACTGGGCTGCGCTGGGCCTGATCTCTGGCGGGAGTGCGCCAATAACCATGTCAAATGCCAGCTGCTCCTCGGCCTCATTGCGGTAGAGACAGATTGCTGCGCCACCGTGCTCAAAATCACCGCTCACGTACGGGACCAGGCGTTCTAGGGCATACGGCAGCGCCGAGTGGTCCATAGCCCTGGGTGTGGCCGTGCTTGGGCGGTGGCCCCTTATGAGGTATCCCAGGTGTATGGCGAGCAGCCGGCTGTCCGGCATGTATGCGCCGAACCTACTCACGCTTCCACCCTCAACACGCGTGGCCTGGCACCGCCTGCGATCTCGCACACGTATCCGCCGGACTCGAGCTTGGTGGGCAGGCCATGCCAGCGGATGATGATCCGGAATCCACCCACCCGGCCGATTTCGCCGCGAAGCATCTCGTCGGTCTCTTCCTCACCGTAGTGCTCGGCGCAGCGGAAGCCCTTGACGCCGCGGAATGTCTTTTCCAGCTCGGGCCAAGCTCGGATGGCCAGCGGCCCCGCCGGAGCGCCCATGGCCCTGATGGACTCCCGAGCTTTGTCCAGCGATGCGCCGGTGACAGGCGTGGGCAGATGGATCTGAGGGCCGGTCATGCCTTGGACAGTGCGGCGTTCTCCCACGCGACCGCTTCCTGTGCGTCGACCAGGCGGCCGAACAGGCATGCCGTGGCGTAGGTGTGGGTGTCAAAGGCGCCCCACGATCCATTACAAAACCGGACTTCGTATCTCATATTTTTCTCACTCTTCAGTCATTTGTTGAGCCCGTCGCCGTACAGCTTCAAGCCGTCGCGCGCCGCGTCATAGTCCCGATAACACGAGGTCAGTGCGGCTCTCAGGGTGTCTGCGCGGGCAGCTTCCCCTGCAAGAAAGTTTCCATCCGGTCCTGAAAGCTGGGCCCCAGTGGCGCCTTCTGGATTGCCGGCAGGGCTGGTGGTGAAACCCGTTGCGGCGGATCTTTCGGTGGGACGGTTGCGCAACCCGTCGAGAGCAACACGCAGACGGCCATTGATAGCTGCCAGTTCTTCATCTTTTTTCCTTTTGCTGTCATCGATTTGGTCACGTAACTTCGTCTCGACGACGCGCGCGGCGATCAGGTCGACGGCGAAGGCTTCAACCCGTTCTCGGTTGACCTTGGCGACGTATGTCTGGTACTCGGCGAAGCGGGTCTCGGCGTGCGACAGCCGGATGGTCTGCACACCGGCCAGGCCCATGGCTGCGGCCAGGGCGACCAGCAGAACGATGATCAGGTTGTTCTTGATCCAGTCAAACATGGCTTGCGCCCTCCACTGCGGCTGTCTCGTTGAAGGCGGCGATGCGCTCGTCCAGCACCTCCCGGTAGTTACACATGAAGCGGGTCTGGCAGTTCAGCCGGGCCATCTCTTCGTGTCCCAGCGCCTCAAATGCAGGGCTGTGGATAAACTCCACCAGCGCGCGCAAGCGGGTGTCGAGCTCTTGGCGCTCGGCGATGACTCGGGTTTGGTGCGGCGCCATCAGTACGCCTTGATCTGCTTGGTGTCGGGCTGCATGCATGACTGGTCTACGCTGGCCTGTGTACAGGTGACCACATTGAGCGGCGGGCTGCCCACGCGGTACGGCGGGCGCAGGATGCTGTCAGGCAAACCGACCCAGCCCGGGGCCTGGTTGGGCGCTGGCAGGGCCTGCCCAAGCTGAAAGGGCATCCACTCGGCGTAGCAGCCCGGCGGCGCAGGCTCCTTGCCCTGACGCAGGCGCACGCTGGGCATGGAAATGGAGGCGCCGTTGTGGTCGGTCACCAACAAGTTCACCATGTTGTCGCTCCACACGTAGACGATGGTGGCGTCGCAGGCTTGCAAGTCGCTCATGACCTTGACGCCACGAAATCCTGCGGGCCAGAACCACACCTTGCGCCCGATGCTGGGTTTGATAATGCTCATAGCTTGTTCATCTTTGTCGGTTGTCCGGGATTTGTCCACGATTGGTGAACAGATCGGCTTGTTGGACAAGCGCTCACTCATATCGCGGCCTTCTGCGCCTTGCGGCCGGCCTCAAAGCCGATGGCATAGCCCTTCTTCATGCCAGCCTCAAAGCCAGCATGGCCTGCGCTGTGCTGCGCGTCATCCAGCGCGGCATCCAGCTGCATCGTCGTGATCACATGGCAGCCCCCGCCGTCCTGGCAGGCGCGGACCTCTGTATCCGTCAGGTGCACAGATTTGCCCATCACTTGCAACGCCATGGCTGGCGCATTCAGGTTCAGCAGGATCAGGGTGTACGCAAGCAGCAAGGCGATGAACTTCATGGCGTTCTCCGGTGTAGTTCCAGGCCTTCCACCTGGTCGGGCTATGCACGCACCCGTGGGGTGGCGACATCACCTTGGGGAGTCGCGTACTCCCACCAAGCCCGATGCCTTTTGGGCAGAGCGGGAACTCAAGACAGACTGAGGGCTCCGTCGCTTCGCAACGACAGCTCCCTCGATACCCAGTCATCGCATGGGTGATGGGCGAAAACGTCTACGGCGTTGCGGTTTTGTCTACAAAATGGTGTCGGACAGAGGAGGCCTCTACTTCTTGACGAGTGGTCCGAGTGGCTCATGTCCGACGTAACTGGTTGCGAACGGCTGGATTTGAACCAGCGGCCATCGCCGTATGAGGGCGCTGCTCTGACCGGGCTGAGCTACGTCGCGATATATCTGGAGCTTCCGTGGGAAATCGAATCCCAATCTGCGCGGCTTGGAAGGCCGGCGACGCAACCCGTGCGCTCGGAGGCGAAATAGGCCCCAGTGTGGTAACGCTACCTGGGTCGCAGCGGTTTGTGATTGGCTCCGGGCCTTGCACCCGGATGGCTTGTCAGGCTTCGCCCTGCTTGTTGGCTCACTGGCCTAGTGCTGGATTACTCCGCAATGCTTTTTTATTCGCATTCACCAAAACGGCTGCACCCTTTTTGCTTCACAGGCTTGCTGGGCGAGCCAGGTGCCTCTGCATATCCCCGGCAGGGGCTCCGTACTGCCGCACGGAGAAGGATGCATTCGTTTTGAGAAGGCTGCGCCCATCAATGTGGGCCGCTTTCGTTGCGCACGGTTGCGCTTGTTCTTGTGTTGTCACTCGCGGTTGCGATTGGCCCTGTGTGACGTGATTCTTTCGGAGCCATCTCATCTTTTCACTGAAAGATGGCCACATTGTAGCAAACATTTTGTTGTCTGTGGCACTTTTACTTTTAGGTGACGTAAATAAAAGACGAAGTATAAGGGTTTACCCTGATAAAAGAATTCCCAACACTTGATTGTGTGTGCTACAATTTGTTGACGCAACAAGGTTTTCTTGTTGTTTAACTCAACCAGGAGTAAGACATGACCAGCACCCGCTTCGCCCCCGGTCGCTACGACGTGACGGTAAATGGTGTTTGCTATTGCGTCTATAAGAGCGACGGCCTTTGGTGGGCCAAGAACCAGTCCACCCTGCAAGTGCAAGATTCCGCCCCGACCAAGGCTCAATTGTTGCGCTCACTGGAGGCGGTATGACGCGCACCATCACCTTCACCGACGCAGAGATCACCGCATTGCGGCAGTCTGTAATGAGTCGTGAAGACGCCCTTCAAGACCGCCTAGCGGAGGTGCGCTCACGCGATTCCCATGACGAAGAATGGGCCAAGCAGATAGCGGCATCTATCAACACCCTGAATGGTTTGTTCGGCAAGTTGGCCGCCTAGCCCACCCTCATGCGCTACAGGTTAGCGCATCGGAGTGATTTAGTAACCAACCAAGGAGATTGATATGGCAAAAGCTCAGTACATCATCAGCACCCTCATTCACGGCTCTGTTGCCGTGCCGGCCAAGTGGGTGATCTGCCCATGCTGCGAGGGCTCCGGGCAGGTCGAGAACGCAGCGTTCTCTAGCGGCTTCACCTCGAGCGAGTGGGCCGACGAGGATGACGACTTCAAAGAAAACTATCTCTCTGGCGGCTATGACGTGGCTTGCCGCGAGTGCGACGCGACCGGCAAAGTTGCCGCCCCCGACATGGAGCAGCTCACTTATCCGCAAAAGCGACTGCTTGCCACCGAGCGCTCGTTTCAGCGTCAAAGCGCAGAGTTTGCCAGGGAGTGCGCAATTGAAAGGCGCATGGGCGCATGAACACCCCGGCAGCATTCGCCGAAATCGAGCGGCTGATGGCCCTCGTTGACACCTACGCCGACACGGCCTGCGTGAACGGAATCAGGTCTGGCTGGGCGACCATGGCGCGCGGCAGCGTTCAGCAGGCACTGCTGGACAACAATGCGGCTCATCGGTCGGCCACCATCCCGGCCTGCCAAGAGGCGCCGGCTGCCAGCGCAGAGCTAAACTAATCTCGCATCAAATCAAGGAATTGACATGGAAGTTATGCGTTCAGCCATTCATACAAACGACCGCGCCTCAGAGGGTGTAGTCAACGGCCGATGGGTTACCGAAGCCCGTGCCGGTCTTCACGGGCCAGCCGGGACCCTGGTGTGCGATCCGGCACCGGGTGAGCCGGACGATCTTACATTCACCGCGCCCAACGGCAAGCGGTATTGGGATGTGCCCAGTGGAGTCCAGTGGACGCCTCGCGCTTGATCCCAGCGGCCTGGGCCCACTCAGGTCAGTGTGATTAACCAACAGGAGAAGCAAATGACAGACACAGAAATTTTCAACTGGGCACTTTCGGAGGACTCCACAGAAGACGACTTTCACCAGCACTTTGAAACATTTGGGCGTTGGAACTGGTGTGATGTTGCAGAAGAGTCCCGGCGCATACGTAGCGTGATTGCTGTCGAGCCCTTGCATACCAACTACGCCATTGATGCCGTTCTCAGCGCAACCGCTGCCCAGGCGAGCTTCGGTGCTTACGCCGCAATGGCTGCTGCATTGGGCGTAGATTCAGATGACCTGAGAATTACCGTGGCACAGTGGTCAGAGAGGCAGAACAATCCACCGCCTCCAGTAACCGCAGAGCGGCTCATGGAGATGGTCAAGGAAACCAGGCAGGAGGATTCCGACCGCAACGCAACCAGGCAGGCTTGATCCCAGCCTGAAGCCCTCCTGGGCTTTGGAGTGTGATCCCGCACTACATCAAGGAAATATCATGGACATCGAATCAATTCTCACAGAGGCTCACGCCGCCGCAGTCGCCGCACAGTCGGGCATGGTCGAGGACCAGCACGCACTGGATTGCGGGTTCGCCTGGGCGCATGCCGAAAACGGCCGCCAGCCATTCATCAACCAGTGCCGCAAAGCCCTGGCCGCCAAGCTGTTCTGCGCCGAGCGTGACTTTGCCGATGGCAAGATTGACCGGGTCGAGCGTGATCGCACCAAGAACACGGCCGAGCGTTACTATGGGACGAGCCACTGGCGCAAAGGCTGGGAGTGGTGGTCCCCTGGCGGTGCTCCGGTCCAAGCCATCGGCATCCATCAGGCCGGAGCGAACGCCTTCCATTTGGCGCTTGCCAGGCATGGCGTTACATGCGAGACCGGCTCTCGCTACGATTGACAGACCAAAAAATTTACTGTCTTAACAACTTTTTGTTTGCATTGACTTTTTCTTTGTGCTACTATTTGTTGTCTGCTAAACATTTACAAGGAGTTTCAGATGTCTACATACCAAGGTCACCACCCTGACGGTGGCGGCGTTCAGCTGCACAGTGCCGGGGGTCTGTACCCCTACGTGGTCTATGCCCAGGGCGCTGACGTCCTGACCTACGGGGTCATTGTCCCGGGCCAGACTGGCTACCTGGTTGGCAGCTATGACGAGGCGGTTGACCACGCCTGGGCCCTGAAGAACGGCACCGTCCGCCCGGTCGGCATAGCCCTCACGACCAAGCAGCTGCAGGCCTGGGATGAAAAGTCCCTGCGAGCCGGTGGGTGGGTGCTGTGAACGCACGCCAAATGTTGAGGGCGTTTTCTCTGGATACGCCTTGCCCTATGCGCCGGCTCACGGATGCTCAGTTGTTGTCAATCGTTGAGACAGACGGCGGCGCCGACATCAAAACATGGCACGACGACCCAGTCCCGCCAGCGATGGTTGAAATGAAACGCCGGTCTGCCCTCGCCAAAGCCACCAAGGCCGCACCATGATCGCCGACATTCTCGGCTACCTGCGAGCCCAGGCCGAGTGGGAAAGCAGGCTGCCGCCAGAAGACGGCCCGAGCGATTGCGCCGCGTGCAACGGCAAAGGCCAGGCCCCGGTGCCGGGTGACCCTGAAGCTGAGTACGTGGAGTGCGATGCCTGCGATGGCCTCGGCCAGGTCACTGCCGACGGCGACCCGTTTGACCCCGACAAGAAAGAGCGCGAAGAGGCGGAATACGCCGACCACAAACGCGACCAGCGCGACACCGAAGCCTGAATTCACCGTGAAGACCGGCGTGCCGGTTTTTGCAGTGCAGTCATCCCGACTTCACCTACAAAAGGATTTTTATGGAACAAGTATTTTGGCTGATGTATTTGGCAGACCTGTCCGGCAGTGTTGCCGCGGTCGGTATCGGCGCCGTAATGGCGGCGATTGTGTCGATGGTGTTTATGACCATTATGGCGGTGTACGACGATGTTGAGACTGGTGGCTACGCCAGAGCCTTTCGCGTCCTGCGCTGGCTGTTGATTCCTATCACCATCGCCGTGCTGCTGCCAAGCAAGCAGACCATCCAGCTTCTGGCGGTTGTGTCGGCGTCTGACGCTGTCGCCTCTACCCAGCTCGGGCAGAAAGGCGTCGAGGCCATCAACGCTGTCCTGGATCGCGTTATCAAGGAGTCCAAAAAAGAGGCCGGCAAATAGCCGTCACCTGCAAGAGCTCCAGCGGGAGCCTGTCGCAGCAGGCTCTCACGGGAATTTTACAAAGGAAAAACAAATGCACAGAATAGAAATGAATGAAGTGGATCAGCACATTGCTCACGTATGCGACCCAGAGCGCACAGACAACAGGTGGGTCTTGGTTTATCGCAACCCGCACACCGGCAACAGCTGGCATGCAATGAGGCTGCTCCCGTCCGACAACGCGCGCGCACGCGAAGCCCTGACCGCCCAGGGCTGTGAGGTCGTGATCTCAAACTTGGAGAACGGCGAGTGGAACACATGGCAGTGGCTGCATCGCTACCGCAAGGACGCGCCCATGGCAGAGTTGTCTGCGCAGGTTTACCACTGATAGTTCCAGCGGGAGCCGAGTGACAGTCGGCTCTCACGGGAATTCACCCGACAACCCAACCGCACGGAGATTTTATCATCGGCTACACACACTACTTCAAACAGCAGCAGCAGCCAACGCCGGAGCAATGGCAGGCCATCACGGGAGGCTTCACCGTGCTGTGCGCCGCAGCGATAGCGGTCGGCCAGCCTTTCCCGATCCAGCGCGAGGACGACAACGCCTCAGAGCCCGAAATTGGCGACGACCGTATCGCCTTCAACGGCGCCGGCGATGACGGTCACGAAACCATGCTTCTGGAGCGCGAGGGCGATAGGTTTCAGTTTTGCAAGACCGCCCGCAAGCCTTACGACCGCGCCGTCATGGCGCTGCTGATTCTGGCCGACCAATGCGCGCCTGGCTGCTGGGAGATCGCCTCAGACGGCGACCCGGAGGACTGGCAGCCGACCCTGGACTGGATGAATGGCCTGCAAATTCCAGGGTTGGAGTTGCCGGTCGGGGTGGCGCGAGAGTCCGACGAGGATCAGTTATGACAATCTCCAGCCCATTCATTCGCACCCTCACTTGCTGCGCCATCGCGGCCCTGCTGGTCCTATCATGCCAGCCAGCTCACGCCAGGAGCTGGGAGCTACCCAACGAGGCGGGCGGCAAGATCGTCATCACCACCAGGCCCTGCCCCAACGCGGTGGCGCCAGATCTGCTCGAGGCCTACAGCTTCGCCACGGGCGGCCGGGTGGTTCGGGGTTGCTGGGCGCTGATCGACGGCCTGGTGCACATTGCCTGGGGCTATGGCGTGCGCCGGATCTTCCGCGTGGAAGACTTCACCCCGGCTGATGCAGTCGCGCCGGCACCAGCTCGTCCAGCCACACCGGGGCGCTATCGGCCCGCATAGGGTCTTGTTTTGGCGCGCCGCCGGTGCTACTATTTGTTGTTTTGCAAACATTTACCAAAGGATTCACATGCTCGTAGAACTCAACATCGGACTGGACTGCAAAGACCAGCCCAATACCCAGGTCGACATCGATGCCCGCGCCGCAATGGCGCGCCGCATGTTGTCCAAGTTTCTCGTCTTCAGTCGGGGCTTTTATACCAGCTACCCCGGTCCGGACGGCGCCCAGGTCAACGAGCGGGGGCTTTTTGTCACCCTGGAGACCAACAATTTGTTTTCGGCGTCACGAGAAATTTTCAAGACCGCCATCGCCCTGGACCAGGACTGCATCGCCGTCTACTACCCAGGCCGCAGCCAGGGCCTGCTGCTCGGGCCACGGGCCGAAGCATGGGGCCAGTTCGACGCCAACCACTTCCGGCGCTTTGACCGCGCTGACGAAAGGTTGGCAGCATGAGCGCCCGTACACCGCAGCCAGTACAGCCAGCCCCTGACAATGACTTGCTAATCTGTGATTATGTTGCCGCAAGACCGCTGGATTATTCACTTTCTGACTACCACAAGGCAATGTCCGACGGTCCTCTTAATTTCACTTGGCGAGATAAGCCGCACCGGCTGATCTATGATTTAATTGCAGCGGTTAAATGGTATGCCGCCTCGCAGCCAGTACAACCAGCCGCCGTACCGGTTGCGGTGTGCGACCCCTACGAAAAAGCAAAAGACGGCGTGTATGGGCCAGAGTACGAGTCTCAGTTTTCAGCGCAGCCAGCACAACCAGCCATTGACGACTTTCATATTCAGCAGCTAGCTCTTGCCAACGGGTTCAAACTAAAAGAGCAGCCTGATGGCGCGATGGCACTCAATCCTTACGTGTTTGCCTTTTCCCGTGCATTGCTTGATGCGCGGCCAGCACGGCCCGAGCCCGCCTCGGGAGAAGACTTGGCCGTCTACGAAAGCATCGCGGCAAGGTATTTTGCGGAGTGCAAAGCAGCGCCACCCTCCCCGCTCACTACCGATGACTACCAGGCCATCCGTGCCCAGCTCTGCGAGGCACACCCGGGCGACTGGCTGCACCACTACGGCCCTGCGGTCGAGGCCGAGGTTCTGAGGCGTCTGGCGCCTGGCTATGTGAGGGCGCCAGCATGAGGCTCGGCACCCAGGGTCAGTCCTACAGCATTATGCCGCGGTTGCGGGTGCGCGCCAGCATCGTGGACATCGCCGCACCGTGCGTGCCGCGCCGGCCGCTGCGTGACTTCAATGGCAAGCAAGAGGCCAGGCCATCCAAAAACCCGCTGGAGGACCGGCTGATCCTGGAGATTCGCCGTCTTTCAGAACAATGCAACAAAAAGTTGGCAGAGATACATACAATCACAGCCCAGCTCGGCTTTGCCAAGACCAAGAGCTGGGTGCACCAAACCATCCAATATCACAACCGCTCACACCTGGTGCCTGCACTGGGCGCCGAGCCTTACCTGGAGATTCCACAGTGAAAACCCTTGCGCACTACACCAGCCGCCTGCAGTCCTTGCTGATACGCCACCTCATGCCCGGCGTGTGGCAAGAGGTTCTCGAGTTGCGCGCCGCCTATGAGTCGGTCCTCCAGGACAACATCAAGCTGGCCGACGAGCGCGCCGACATGACCGAGATCGCACTCAGCCTGGTGGCCCGCGATGCATTCGGCGACTTCACCACCGTCTTTGATGCCGACGTCCGGCTGCCTGCCGAGTACAACGCCATCCTTGACGCCGTGGTCAGCCGGGCATGAAAAAGCAGCCGCCCGGCTATGGAGAGGCGAAGCTGCGCATGCCGCAGCACTCGCTCGAAGCAGAGAGCTCCGTGCTGGGCGCCTTGCTGCACGATGGCGACGCCTGGGACCATGTCGGGGACCTGTTGGTAGAGGAGGACTTCTACCAGAGCGAGCACCGCGTCATCTTCAGCGCGCTGGGCGTGATGCGAATGTCGGGCAAGCCGGTCGACACCATCACCGTCTTCGAGCACCTGGAAAAAAACGGCAACGCAGACGCCGCCGGTGGACTGGTCTACCTGGGCGAGCTGTCCCTGTTTGCGCCGGGCGCAGCCAACGCGCGCCGTTACGCCGAGATCGTTCGCGAGCGGTCCATCCTGCGCAAGCTGGCGCGGGTCGGTGCCGAGATCAGTGCCGCATCCTTTACTGCCGACGGCCGGGCCATCAAAGAGGTGCTGGACGAGGCCGAGCAAAAGGTCATGGCCATCGGCCAGGCCAACGGCAAAACTGAAGACGGATTCATCAGCCTGGACACGGTGGTGGTCGGCGTGCTGGACCGAATATCGGAGCTCGCAGAAGATCCATCCAAAGCTGTCGGTATGCGGACCGGCTTTGCCGACCTGGACCGCATGACCAGCGGCATGCAGCCGGGTGACCTGGTAATCATTGGCGGCCGGCCAAGCAGTGGCAAGACCAGCCTGGCCATCAACATCGCCGAGCACGTCGCCCTGAACGAGGGCCTGCCGGTGGCGGTGTTCTCGATGGAGATGGGTGCCGGCCAGCTGGGCGTACGAATGGTCGGGTCCATCGGTCGCATCGACCAGACCCACCTCAAGACAGGCCAGCTGTCTGACGATGAGTGGGGCCGCCTCACCGAGGCTGTCGAGAAGCTGCGCAACGCCAAGATGGACATAAATGAGACTGGCGGACTCAGCGTGGCCGAGGTCCGCTCTGGCGCCAGGCGCATGGCGCGCAAGCATGGCAAGCTGGGGCTGGTCGTGATCGACTACCTGCAGCTCATGTCGTTCCAGACCAGCATCTCTTCCGACAACCGGGCTGCCGCCATCGGCGACGTCACCAAAGGCCTGAAGGCCCTGGCCAAAGAGCTGGCCTGCCCCGTGATCGTCTTGTCCCAGCTCAGCCGCAAAGTCGAAGAGCGCACCGACAAGCGGCCCATGATGAGCGACCTGCGCGACTCTGGCAGCGTCGAGGCAGATGCAGACACGATCCTGCTGATCTACCGCGACGAATACTACAACCCCAACAGCAAAGAGCCGGGCATCGCCGAGGTCATCATTGGCAAGCAGCGCAACGGGCCCACCGGCACCGTCAAGCTGGCCTTCATCTCGGCATGCACCAAATTCGAGAGCCTGGCCACATCCTATTTTTAACAATTTGTTTGTTTTTGCTTGCTACTTTTTGTTGGCTGCTGTACATTTAATTGTCCAAACCCATTTCGGGTACGGACCAAACCAGAAAAGGAATTCACATGCAGGATCTTTACAACATCGTCCGCCTCAACTCAGCCGCCAGCGAGGCCGCCATACCCAGACTCATCGAGCAAGGCAAGTTTGTGGTCGGCATCTACAACGGCCTGAACTACATCAATCACGAAGCGTTTGATACGCCCGATCAGGCTGAGCAATTCATTGACAGCCGCCAGACCCAAAACGACCCAGGCGAGACGCTTGTTCGGCGATTCCCCTCCCCCGTCAGAGAAGGTCGATGCGACATCCGCGCATGAACGAGGCCGCGGTACGCCGACGCATGGCGAACGATGATTGCAGCGCCAAAGAAATTGACGACGCCATCGCCAGCATGGCCGACGAGTACCGCGACCGGCGCCGTGATGACCAGTTGGAAGCCGACCTGGAGCGCAAGCAGTGTCGGCCCGCCTCCTGAACTTTGTCTACCTCGCAGCCACCATCACGGTGGCCTTTGACTTTATTTTGTGGAGACCATTATGAATATCCAGCTCGCCCGCCGCGCTATCCGTCACTACTCCAGCGATATGGTGCCCAAGACCACAAACCGCCACAACCAACGCACCTGGATGCGCAGTGTGATCTCCCTCGGGGACCGCTGGCTCCTGGCAAAGCCAATGCAAAAGATGGCCGCGCCATGACCGCCGCAGCTACAGCCATGGAGGCGGTGGAAGCGATACAGGCGACATTCCCGGCGCTGCCAGAGGCCGATTACAAACTTTCAGAACGCACGGGCGTTTTAGACAACGTAGAAGTGCTGCGTACTTTTGATGTATTCACCGCCGACCAAATGCACGCCTACGCCAGCGCCTACGCTCTCGCATCCCTAGCAGCCAGTCAGGCAAAGATAGGGCGGCTACGGGTGACGTTGGCTGGTGCCGTAGAGGTTGCGAAAGACGCTCATGCCCACTGGGACGCAGACCGCGATAGCAAGGTTGGAAAAATCCTACTTGCCCTGGCCGGTCTCAACGCTAAATACGACACAAGAACTGACGCAATTCACGCCGCACTTACACAAGGAGCACAGTCATGACGGCACACCAAGCGGTAGAGGACGCAGAGTTTTTGGCCTGCCCTTTTTGCGGCAGCGATGACGTTTCCGCAAGCATCGGCAAGACTGGCGACGGCAAGGAATGGCACTACGTTGAATGCGCAAACTGTGCGGGCTGCGCCGAGCCAGATTTTTGGAATCGCCGTGCCGAGCGTACCGGGGCGCAGGGTGCGACCTCTTCCGCAGTAATCGACATTGATGCAGCGCTGCTAAAGCTATCTGCCGAAACCAACAAGTCGGTTAACGACGCCATTCAAGAGCTGCGAAAACTTGACGGCATAAGCCCTATCTCGGCGCAGTGGTGGAGCATTGTCTCAATGGCGCTTTATAAGGCGTATTTACTTGGACGCGCCGAGCTTACCGGGGCGCAGCCAGTACAGCGAGATGAGCAGGCAGCGTTTGAAACGTGGCTTTCCGAAAAATGCCCTTCCGGGGACGTGATGGATGTGCAGCGCCAGTGGGAAGCAAGCAGCGCCTATGCCGCCATCGCGCAGGCAGAGCAGCCGACGACTATCGTAGTAGCTGAAGCTATCCCAGGTGTTCGCGGCCCTCGACCATTTGCACAGCCCAAAGACACCGCCCCTGTGCTGGTTTGGACGCCAGAATCGCTTGACGCTGCAAAAGCTCGAGCCGCTGAATACGCCCCTTGGTTTGTGGGCGAGCAGGGGGACGCCAAGGCTGCGCTGACCGACGAGCAGATTGAAGACCTTGTTCTTAAATGCGGCGGGAAGTGGTATGGCAGCGTGTGGCAATTTGAGGACGCCGACCTGCACCCGTTTGTGCGTACCATTCTCGCCAGCAAGCCGGGAGGGACTGAGACATGAGCGAAAACACTGATGTGCTGCCCTGCCCGTTTTGCGGGCATATCGGGTTGGACTTTTCAGAGGGCTCGACATTCCGCTGGATGCTTGCGGATTGCGGCAAGTGTGGAGCCACTGCTGGAGAAACACGAGTCAGGACAGTGGGTGAAGGCACCCATGCGCAATGGTGGGAAGAAGCAAAGCCAGTAGCTATTGGCCAGTGGAACACCCGCGCCCCAGCCGCTGCTCAGGCGGTGCAAGCCGTGCCGGGGTGGGCCGCAGTCCTTGAAGCTGCACGAGCAATCAGCCAGCGGCATGAGGACGCGCCGCTAGCCAGAGTTACGCTAGATGATGACGTTTATCCGCTGCTGGGAACGCTGGAATATGCGCTTGCTAACTACAACACCACCCCGCAGCCACCAGCCAAACATCAGGATCATTCTGCCGGTGGCGAATGTGGCCGCGTGCAAGTGCCGCTGACTAATGAGCGGTTGCGAGAGATTTACGACTTAATGGAAGACCCGCCAATTTACAGTAAATATGCCCGCGCAATCGAAGCCGCCCACAACATCCACCCTGCCGCTACCCCAGATGGAGGTGCTTGATGGCTGACATCAATTGCCCTTACTGCGACGCTGAACTAAACATTTGCCACGATGACGGCTACGGATACAACGAAGACGACCACCACGAGCAAGAGTGCGGCAAGTGCGAAAAGACGTTTGTCTTTACAACCTGCATCAGTTTTTCCTACTCACCCCACAAGGCCGACTGCCTGAATGGTTCGCCGCATCGGCTGAAAAAGACTAAAACCTTTCCTGCAAAGTATGCGCGGATGGCCTGCCAAGACTGCGATCATGATGAACCGTGGACACCAGTCAGCATTGAATGGGGAGGGGTATGAGCGAAGCACTATACGACGAACGAGTAGCTCCATTGCTTGCCGAGGTGTCAAAAATCTGCGCGGAGTTGGGCATGCCTTTTCTCGCTTTGGTCGAGTACGAAAAGGACAAACGCGGCGAAACCAGGGTGATCCTGCCCGACGAGGGGTTAGCAATGGCGATGGCACGCGGCGTCGCCAAATTCGGCGTGGACATTGACTCCTACCTGCTTGGGCTGATTCGGCACTGCAACAAGAACGGAATCGACATCAGCCCAAGCATGTTCATTGGCAAATACGCCGCCACTCAATCAAAGGAGTTCGCATGAAAGATCGCATGAGCATCGAGATCAAGGGCCGTCACACCAACTGGTGCTTCACATTCCAGGGCGACCCCAAAGACCTGCCAGACTGGCACGCAGACGGGCTGGATGTCGGTATCGTGATGAACACTATCCCAGCGTGGGCAGTTAGCCTGGGCCTGCTGCGGCCCTGGGT